ATAAATTAAATAAGATGAGACCAATTGAAAGAATAGATGATTTTCTGAAGAAAGTCGATTGGAATGACCTATTATATAATAGATGGAAATTAGATAAAGCAATTATGTATGAAAAAATAATTGCATATTCAAAAAATCCTACTATTGAAGAATACTGGAAAGATAACCCAGATATGAGAATAGGTCAAGTATTAATAAACATGCAAAAAGTGCCAAATGATATTATGATATGGCATGCAGAAGAACCAGATATTTTAATGTCACAGGGAATTCCGCCAGAAGAATGTTTATATTGGACTTCAATCTATGATAAAGATATGAATCCTTTAGATGAACCATTAACTAGAAAAGTTAGCGAATTAACTAAAGATCATATAATTTCAATAGATAAATATATGAAAGAGCACAATGGAAAATTGTCGCCAGAAATGGAACAAGCTTTTGTTAATGTTCTTTTAAAAGAATAACAAATCGTATCAGTTTATATCACATATTATTTAACTTAAAATTAAATTAAAATGCTGATAGAACTAGATTTGGAAGAGGCAAAACGCCTTGGTATTACGGTAAATCAGTTTATATTGATTAGCTTATTAATGAATAAAACTCCAATTAGACCATTATTAGATGTACTTCCAATAGATGAATCTGATATTAATAATCTAATAGACAAAGAAATATTCACAAAAGAATCAATTTTTGACATAAAGGATTTCACAAAACTAATTATCACAGAAGATTTTAAAAGTAAAATTAAAGTTAAAGATTATTTTACTGAATTTTTTGATTCATATCCAATAGTAGTATTGAGAAATGATGGATTAAAAGACTATTTGAGAGGAGATGTATCTCGATGTAGAAAGTATTATGACAAGATAGTTGGTACAAATAAAGATAAACATGATCACATGATGGAATGCTTAAGATTTGAGGTGGAAACTCGAAAAAGAAGTAATTCATTAGGTTATATGAAGAGAATGGCAAAGTGGCTATTATCTGAAGAATGGTTATTATATGATGAATTTATGAAGGATAAAAAGATTCAAAAACATGCAGGAGAAGTATATGGGACTACAATCGAGTAATAAAATACTAGGGTATAGACATATCTCAACTGCAACAAATGAAATTGTTGGATATATTCAAGATAGAAGGACTAAGAAAGTTAATTCCTTAGCCACTAGATGGCCTAAGTTCAATCGCCTAGCAATGGGAGGTATTGAACCCAATGCTATATATGCCATAGCCGGTATATCTGGCAGTGGAAAATCATCATTTGTCAATACATTAGAAACTGATTTAATCGATTTAAATCCACACGAAAATATAGTAATATTATCATTTTCGTTCGAAATGCTATCAAGCAGACAAGTAGGTAGGAAACTATCATATAAGTTAAAGAAGACTACATCCGAGTTATATAGTGCCTCGGAAAAAGGACTTGTAACAGATATAGAATTTGAAGGTATACAGGAACAGGCAAAAACAATAATGGATTATCCAATCTATTATGTAGATTCGCCTGGTAATGTAGCAGAAATAGCAGCAACAATAAAATTCTTTCAAGAAACCTTCGCAAAAAGTAAATGGTTAGTAGTAATCATAGATCATACTCTATTAATTAGAGGAAGTGGTACTGGTGGAGAGAGAGAAATTATAGTGGATTTAGAGAAAGAACTAATAGGAGCAAAGAAAGTTGGAAAGACTTCTATTATACAAATATCACAAATGAATAGAAACATTGAAACTCCTGAAAGGATAAACAATAGTTCTATGCATTATCCCCAACGCAGCGACTTGTCATCAAGTGACGCTGTTTTTCAAGGCTCAGACTATGTAATAGTAATACATAGACCTGAAGTTCTAGGACTATTGTCCTATGGATATAACAATCTTCCCGTAAAAGATTGTGTATACTTACATTTCCTAAAAAATCGAGAAGGAGATCTTAAAATATTGAAATTTATCAATGATTTAAAATATAACAACTTGAAAGAGCCAGAAGAAGATGAAGTTGGAAAACCCCAACAGCAGTTAGAAATAAAAATTTAAAATAAACGATTATGAGTAAGTCATATAATTTCGCAGTACAATTACCAACGTCAAGAGAAGATAGATTTGGATTTAAGAAAATAGCATTTGTTGAAACAATGATCAAATTTTTCCCTTGGCTTACTGTTGCCGGCATAGATTCCCCATTTACCATTAATGGTAAAACTATTAAAGGAATAGACTATGCACCCGCAGGAACAGTATTAACATTTGGTACTTCGAAAACTCACGATGTAAATTGGATTGAAAACGTTAACTATTTGAAAGACGCAGATAGAATTCCAACATATGATTTGAATACCGAATCAATTGGAGCTCTAAAACATTTACAAATGTTTGCAGAATCAATCAAACCAAAAACTCCGTCGAAAAACAATTATTATTCGACATATAGCAGATGCCCACTTTGTAGTAACTTAATCGACGTAGAAGAATTTGCTTCTTGTACTAAAATTGGTTATAACATAATCCCAAAGGCAATTGCTTTCCCAACCTTTTATAGTTATCGTAAACCTCAGTATATTACTGAATTGACAATTACTATTGAAGATATATTTGCGTAATTAATATGCAGATAGTAATAACAAAATATATCAAATTTATCAAATTCTATCAAACCAATAACTATCTGCTTCTTTAAAAAGAGATAGAAAAAATGGTTACACTACCAACAATAAAAAACATACCAAAAGTACTTAATCCTAGATTTTTGATCTTATTTGGGAAACCAAAAACAGGTAAAACTACATTGTTATCAACATTAGAGAACTGCTTAATCGTAGATCTTGAAGGAGGTTCTGAATTTTTAGAAGCTATGGCCGTACAAGCTAGAAGCGTAGCAGATTTAGGAGAAATAGCAAATGCAATTAAAGCAAAAATTACAGAAACAGGTGAAAAACCATATAAATATATAGCAATTGATAATGCTACAAGATTAGAAGACATGTGTTTACCATATGCTGCTAGTTTATATAGAATGAATCCTATAGCAAAGAACTGGACTGGAACTGATGTGAGAACATTAGATAAAGGTGCAGGATATCTTTACTTAAGGGAAGCTGTCAAAACAGTGATAGATAATTTTCGTAACTTAACAGATCATTTTATTCTGATAGGACATACAAAAGATTCTCTAATAACTAAAGATGGCCAAGAATTGTCAGAAATGCAAATAGATTTAGTTGGAAAACTTGGGGATATCGTCTGCGGAGAAGCAGATGCAGTAGGTTATGTTTATAGAAAAACAAATGAGACAATCATTTCATTTGAAGGAGGAGTAAATTCAGTTAGAGAAGCAAGAGCACCTCATTTAAGAGGCCAAAAAATAGTAATAGCAGATTCCGATAAGGATAATGTAATTTCTACATATTGGGACAAAATCTACTTGCCAACTAACGATTAATAGAAGATGATATGATATTTAGTACAAAAAGCGCTTATAGCGTAGAAAAGAAAGACATTGCCTTTTTAGAAGGCGGCATACACGAAAATGTAGCATTTGTCAATGTGAGAAAAGAACGTTCTACTGGTGGAAATTTGTTTCTTGAATTTGAATTCGAAAAGAATGGAGCCAAATTGACTCATACAGAATGGGAACCAAATAAAAGACCAGAAGATACTGATGATGAATTTGCTTCAAAAGCAAACAACCAAGTTGCAAGAATACTGCAGATAATGGGTTGTTTCTACGAAAAAGAGCAATTAGAGAATTATACATTTAGTCAGTTTGATGAATTGTATTCATGGGTTAAATCCTTAATGGATGCAGTTGATAAGACTAAATTATTGAGATTGAAAGTCATATATGGTGCAACAGGTTATACTTCGTTACCTAAATATGCAAAATATACATTTATTGAAAGTATGGATATTCCTACTTCTGAATCTAAAATTAAACAATTAGGTATAGATGTATTTACAAGACCAGAGATTGGTGATAAGGAACTTGCTACAGCAACGGCTGCTAATACATTTAGTACTACAGCAAATGCAATTCCAGTAAATTCTTCATTACCTTTTTAAATAAATAAATACTATGTATAGTACTAATACTATTCTAAATCCAATCAAAGAGCAAAAAATTACAATGAATAGTATATTAGAGAAAGTGACAGAATATGATATTTTTTCAAAATATATTGGTGATTTTAAAATAGGTCGAATATACAATAGTCCGCTAAGAGAGGACAAAGTTCCATCATTTGGAATATTTGTAAGTAGAAAAACGGGCTCTCTATTGTATAAGGATCTAGCCAGTGATGACTGTGGCAATGTATTTAAGTTTGTTAAACAACTAAAAAAACTTCAGACATATTCAGAAACTTTAAAAGAAATTTCAGAGGATATGAATATTAATGGATTAAAAATAAAGTTAACTACAGAAAACAGGCATAAATTAATTAAAGATACAGTAATAACTGTTATTAGGAAGCCATTAGGGATTAATGATATTAAATTTTGGAATAGTTTTGGAATATCTAAAGAAACACTTAAGACATTCAATGTTAATCCAATATATAAATTTTTAGTTGATGG